ATGAGTCGTCAAGACTGCAAGCGGTGGTTTGAAAAACATTATCCAAATCGTCCATTAGCAAAGTCAGCGTGTATTGGTTGCCCTTTTCATAATACAGCAGAATGGCGCGACATGAAAATGAACGATCCCAAATCATTTTCGGATGCTGTTGAGGTTGATACAGCGATTAGAGATAACGGCAAGGATAGTAATAAACAATATATGCACACTTCATTGAAGCCACTATCCGAAGTTGATTTCAGAAATTTAGAAGACAAAGGCCAAATTAATATGTTTGAAAACGAGTGCGAAGGGATGTGCGGTGTGTAATGGAACCGATTGAATGTCCTTGGTGTGGTAGCTGGACCCGGCCAATGATGGTTCGGGCGCATTACGAATGTGGCAGATGTCATCGCCCTGTTGCGGATTGTTGTGATGGTGAGCAAGCAGAGGTTGAAGATGACAGAAACAGCCGCACTTAAATTAGATTTTACCACTGCGCCGACAGTCTGGAATTTTTTACAGAACGATTCTTTTGTCCGCGGCCTGATGGGTCCGGTGGGTAGCGGCAAGTCCTATGCCTGTGCCGCCGAGATTATGCTGAGAGCCGTGCGGCAGAAACCATCACCACGGGACGGTATTAGATATTCACGTTTTGCAGTGGTCAGAAACTCATACCCCATGTTAAGAACAACAACTTTGAAGACCTGGATGGAAATATTCCCAGAAAATATCTGGGGCCGTGCCCACTGGTCTCCGCCAATAACCCATCATATCAAACTACCCTCCAGGGGAGATGCCCACGGCATAGACTGTGAAGTAATATTCCTGGCCCTGGATCAACCCAAGGATGTGCGGAAACTGTTATCACTGGAATTGACTGGAGCCTGGATTAACGAAGCTCGGGAACTGCCCAAAGCAATTGTCGATGGATTAACGCACCGAGTAGGCCGCTACCCCTCAATGGCTGACGGCGGTACATCCTGGCGGGGTATTTGGATGGATACTAACCCGATGGATTCAGATCATTGGTACTGGAGATTAGCGGAAGGAAAAGAAGCTCCCCTCGGTAAATTTGCGTGGAAGTTTTTCCGCCAGCCATCCGGCGTGCTTGAAGTCAACGCATCAGAGTTACCCGAAAATCCAGAGTTCAATGGGTTCATACAATCAGCGGGTAAATGGTGGATGACTAATCCCGGCGGTGAGAATGTGCAAAACTTGCCCGATGGATATTATGATGCCCTGGTTGGTGGTAAAACTTTGGATTGGATACGTTGTTACGCTAAGGGTGATTACACCTACGTCCAGGAAGGCAAACCCCTGACGCCGGAGTATGATGATGAAATGATGTCAGTGGATGGTTTGCAGTATGACCCACATCTCCCAATACAGATCGGTCTCGACTTTGGATTAACGCCAGCGGCTGTGTTTGGGCAGCGGCATTCATCCGGCCAATGGCGGATTATCCATGAGCTGGTAACTTTTGATATGGGGCTCGAGCGGTTCGGCAATCAGTTAAAGGCAGAAATAGAAACGCTATTTCCAGACGCCGATATAATGATCTGGGGTGACCCGGCTGGTCAGCAACGCGATCAGATATTTGAAGTTACGGCTTTTGATCACTTGAAGACAATTGGAATGTTAGCCAGACCCGCCGCAACCAATGATTGGAAAGTCCGCCGGGAAGCCATGATTGCACCGATGATCAGATTTTTTGATAAAAGACCGGGATTGTTGATTGATAAAAAATGCGCCCGAACACGTAAAGCATTAGCTGGCGGTTATCACTTTGCCCGTGTTGCGATGGGTTCCGGCCAGGAAAGATTTAGAGATGTTGCCGTAAAAAATGAACATTCGCACGTCGGCGATGCATACGGATATTTAGTTCTCGGGGGCGGAGAACACAAGCGAATGACCAAAAGACCTATGACCTGGGCTAAGACGCCAATAGCCAATTCGGATTTTGATGTCTTTGCTTGAAGACATAAACGCTGTTAATGATTTGTTGCCGCGTTACTCGGATTATTTCGTTATTCATTTTGATCCGGCATTGCTTCCAATGTTTAAACCCCGTGACACAGATCAAACTTTTTTTGACCATATCCCCAATTTTGATGTTGTTCTATCTGGTTACGCTGAGATTGGTCACGCCTATTACTTTTGCTACAAAGGCAAACCAATCTGCATATTTGGGGTGATCCCATTATGGGCGGGTGTAGGTGAAACTTGGCTCATTACCGATGTCAGTTTGGCAGATCATGCCCGGCCTTTTCACTACACTGCCCGTGTAATGTTAGACAGATTTATGTCTGAACTAAACCTTGTTCGTCTACAGATCAGTGTACATTCTCATAATGTTCGGGCTGTTAAATGGGCTCAGTCTGTTAAGTTCAAAACAGAGGGTCGGATGCAGAAATTCGGTCCAGATGGCAACGATTTTTTTATGATGGCAAGGATTTAAAATGGGCGGCGTAGTTTCAGCAATCACAAGAATATTTTCACCTCCGGCACCAAAACCACCCGCAGTGCAAGGTCCAGATCCAGCAATGGTGAAAGCACAGCAAGATCAGGAAAAAAGGATTGAAGCCCGTGAGGCGCAATCGCAAAGAGAAATTGCCAGCCGCAAACGAGTACAGCGGCGCGGTGGTGTAAGAGCATTGTTAGCGGATCGTGAAAATCCATTCTTGGGTGTGCCTACACAAACGACACTCGGACCAAGTTTTTCACGTAGTCAAGCTGGCAACACTGGATGAGACTATCTCCCGAGAAATTATCTAAACGATATAAATCCGCCTGGCAGAAAAAAGAAGGCTGGCGGAATTTATATGAGCAATGCTATCAATATGCTTTGCCGCAACGCAATTTATATGATGGATACCATGAGGATAATCAGGGCGGCAGAATAAAAAATCTTCAAGTGTTTGATTCCACTGCGGTACACGGCGTCCAAAGATTTGCCAATAGATTGCAGTCTGGATTGTTTCCGCCGGATAAAGATTGGATGGATCTATTACCCGGCACTGAAATACCGCCAGAAGCTATGGAAGATGTCCGCGGCGGTCTCCAGGGATATACCGATAAATTCTTTTCAATTATTCGCCAAACTAATTTTGATCTGGCAATGGGCGAGTTCCTAATGGACCTATCTGTTGGGACCGGGATCATGTTGATCCAGCCCGGCGATGATCTACAGCCTATTCGGTTTCAGGCAATACCCCAATATCTTTGCGCTCTCGAAGAGGGACCAAACGGCACAGTGGAAAACGTCTATCGTAAAATGCGGGTGGCAGTAGAGAATATTGAACAAATCTGGCCCGAAGCTGAATTGCCGGATGTACTCAAGAAATTAAAACAAGATAAACCTCAAGAGATGGTTAATCTGCAAGAGTCTACAATTTTAAATGTAGAGCAAGGCGGATACGGCTATTACGTGTGTTACAAATCTGCGGATAATAACGAGTCAATGCTGGTTTATCGGGCTCTTAAAAACTCACCTTGGGTATGTTCCAGGTTCAGTAAAGTCAGCGGTGAAGTCATGGGCCGCGGTCCGGTGGTTTCAGCTCTCGGAGATATTCTCACGTTAAACAAGGCCGTAGAATTATTACTTAAAAACGCCTCGTTAAATATTTCCGGTGTATTTACCGCCGTTGATGATGGCGTATTGAACCCGCAAACTATTCGCGTTGTACCGGGCGCAATTATTCCGGTGGCATCCAACGGCGGCCCACGCGGAGCCAGCCTACAACCGCTGCCGAGAGCTGGTGATTTACAGTTAACACAAATCGTCTTGCAAGATTTACGAATGAATATCAAACGCACGCTGTTAGATGACAGTTTGCCGCCAGATAACATGAGTGCCAGAAGTGCTACAGAAATCGTCGAGCGTATGCGGGAACTAGCTACCAATCTAGGAAGCGCATTTGGGCGTTTGATAACTGAGACTATGGTCCCACTCGTTCGGCGATCCATGCAAATAATGGATGATCAGGGTTTGATTAATTTACCCCTACGTATTAACGGCCTCGAAGTCAGGGTAATCCCAGTATCGCCATTAGCTAAAGCGCAGAATATGGATGATATTCAAGACGTCATGCAATGGGCGCAGATTTCAGCGGGAATGGGACCAGTTGGTCAAGCGACTGTAAAACAGGACGCTATTGCTGACTACGTTGCAGACAAGTTGGGGATACCCGCAGAACTCAGGACCACACAAGAAGAAAGACAGCAACTCGAAGAAGAGATGCAACAAATGATGGCCGCGCAAATGGCGGCTCCACCCGAAGGTGAAATGGAACCACAACCAAACTAGTAAGGAGATTATAATGCCAGGTAAAGGATTATACGCTAACATGAACGCCCGAAAAAAAGCCGGTACTTCTCGGCCCAAGTCAAAAAGTACTGTGAGCGCAAAAGCATATTCAAATATGAAAGCGGGATTTCCTAAAAAAAGTAAACCAAAAAAATAATGGCGGATATTATTGATATTAATACGCCGGGGTGGGATGGCGTAAATGCAGATAGCCCACTACCCCAGATTGAATCGGAGACATTTCAAGGAGAACTAGACCGCTCTATTCGGCGGATCTATGAGAGTGATGACGGCAAAAAACTTTTTGATTGGCTAGTCGGCTCATATCTCCAGCAACCAAGCTGGGCTCCTGGTTACACAACCGATTTTGGTTTTTATCGTGAGGGTCAAAATACTTTGATCCGGGAATTATTGATGAGAAGTGAAAGGGCTGGAGATAATGGCTGAAGAAACTGAAGGAGAAGTTGCTGTTGAAGAACCCCAGGGGTTATTGGATGACGCAAAAATTACTGAACCAGAGACAGAAACTGAAGTGGAAGAGTTGGATCATATCGATCCAGAGTCAAATGGTGAGAGGCCGGAATGGTTACCGCAACGTTTTTGGGACGATGACCAGGGGGCAGATTACGAAGGATTAGCAAAGAGCCAGCAAGAACTTTATAAAAAATTGCGAAGCGGAAAACATGACGCACCGGAAGATGGCAATTACGATATGAAGTTTGCGGATGGTCGAATTGCTGAAGATGATGAGTTAATGACAAAATTTAAAACTCTCGCATCTGAGCGCGGGTTTACACAAGACGATGTAGAAAGTGTTCTCGGCCTTGTACTCGATGCAACGCCGACTGAGCAAGACGAGCCGGAAGCTAAATTTGATCGGGAAACTGAAATTGGCAAACTCGGACCCAACGGCGAAGAAATAATAAATGGCACAGTCAAATGGGTTGAAGGCATGGTTAATAATGGTGCCTTAACTGCGGAAGACTTTGAAGAGTTTAAAATAGTCGGCGGCACCGCAAATGGTATTCGATTTCTAAATCGCGTGCGTCAATATTACGGGGAAAGAAATATCCCGGTTAACTCTACGCCAGATTTAGAATCAGTACCCACTGAAGCTGAATTACAAGAAATGGTTGCAGATCCACGTTACCGAGAAGACACATCATTTAGAAATAAAGTGACGGCGGACTTTAAACGATTATATGGTTGAAACCTCCCTGTAAACTCGCCCTCGCAGTAATCCCCTTTTCTTGCGAGGGCATTTTTTTGTCACAACACTAAAATATTTAATTAGA